GCTCACAGGTCGGCGAGATGTGGGGCAGCTCACAGGTCGGCAAGATGTGTGACAGAAGCACCGCAAGAGATTTCAAAAATTGGCCGAAGGTTAAGATCTGGGTATCTCCAGAAGGCACTTTTGAGATGGTAGCACACCAGAATAAAAGCGAGGAATAACATATGCAGGAACAGAAGAAAAACGGAACCTGGGGCGAATTCGAAGACTTTTTCGCAACCGCAGTAATCGCCCAGGCACAGAGAAGTACAAAGAGATGGTTTACTGCGTGGCTTGTAACTGTGGTTGCTTTACTGGTAAGCAATGCAATGTGGTTTGCAAGCAGATAGGGAGGGAAGACAATGACCAAATGTCATGAGCGGAAACACCAGGCGGCACTCAGCTATGTGTCTGTCATGAGCGATCCGGAGCGAGCAACGGAAGCATACGAAGAACATCAGCAGTACAAAGATAAACTGTTTTGGCTTGCTATGATCTGCTGGACACTGACAGCCCTTGTGGTTGTCGCACTGGCATGAGTCGGAGAATGTGCGGAACGAACCGGGCGGCGGCGCTGACGGGCGCAAGCCGTTACACCGGGTACGCGAAGCCAAAGAAAAAGGCCGTCAGCTTGACGGAGCTGAACGGCCAACTAGTAAATAAATTACAGTTACAGTTTAACAGGATTAATCCAGAAAGGCAATATGGAAAACTATAAATGTTGCGAGAGCGCACGAGGTGTAGCCATAAATGAAAAAGAGCTGGACGAACTTTTTTCAGCAAAATACACAGGAATAATAGTGGACGCGCTTGACGAAGATAAGGGCTTTTGCGTGTCAATCGTTATACCAGATGAACAGTTGCCGAGGTTTATGAGAAAAATAGCAAGAAATATGAGGGACGAAACGTTGAGAACCCTAAGAGTAAGATTATGAGGAGGTAAAGACAGATGGGTGAGAAAAATATGGTTGAAATCCCGTATGAGGATTTTGCAAAGCTGATGAGAATGGCAGGGCGTGTTGAAGCTGCGTTGGCTATTCTGAAATCGGAAACAGGGATCTATGTTAAATGCCCTGATATGATTGCCATTCTGGATGGCGAAGAAACGACTATTCATGCCACCGTATTAGGGAGTGTTTAATGTGGTGCGGAATAGGGCCGGAAGACGGTCGCAGAGTTCCGGACTGCGATGCGTATGAGTACGCAAAAGAGCATCTGGATGATATGCCGGAAAGAGATAAGCAACTTTTCGTTGCATTCTTTTTCTCTTCAAGTGTGTGGGAAAAGAGCGGCGTAACGGTATCCCATCAGAAAGCGTATGAATATGCTAAAGCGCATTTAGACGATATGCCGGAGGAGGACAAGCAGCTCTTTGTCGAGTTTTTCTTCTCCGGAAACTGGGTAAAGGAGGATAGAGGCGATGCTGAAGCCGTATAGTGAGCTTAGGAAAATCGATGTATCACAGTATTGCGTAGAACGCGAGGGAATCAAATATCTGAACTGGGCAATGTGTGTGAAGCTTTTGCATGCTTATGGAGCGGAAACGGTTTATTTTGAGCCGATTCCGAACCCCAAAACTGGAAGCAGCCTTTATTACACAGATCTGGAGTTTACGGACAAGAACGGTGTCAAAAATCGTTGCTACGAGACCCGCATCAAAGTGGTGATTGATGATAAAGAATACACAATGCAGTCACCTGTTATGAATGGATCGAATCCGGTAAAGGACAACAGCATGAGCCAGCAGAGGGTGTGGAACAGTATGACCCGCTCATTTGTAAAGTGCGTGGCAATCCATACAGGTCTCGGCTTTGACTTATGGATGAAAGAAGACCAGAGGCCGTTTACAGACGTCCCGTTTAGCAACGAATTGGCAAGTGAATCGCAGATCAAAACAATCAAACGGCTGGCAGAACAGCATAAAGTACCTATGGAATCCTGGTTAGCCAGCAATGACCGGACGTGGGACACATTGACGGAGACTGATGCCGGAAATATCCTCAATGCTTTTAAAGCAAAATGGGGAGATGATTAACATTGGAGTGTAAATGTACATTAACCGATGTCACCCGGGACTGGAGCACTGGCAAGTTCCGGGTGACATTTGAGGCAGAAGACGATATATCCGGCCAGATTGATGGTATGCGAGATAAAACGCTCCGGCTGACTGCAAAGCAGTGGAGAGACAAACGCAGTCTTGACAGCAACGCATACTACTGGGTGCTCCTGTCAAAACTTGCAGAAGACCTCCACATATCAAAACCACGGGCGCACAACATCATGCTGAGGGAATACGGGCAAGTGGAACTGGTGGACGGTTCCAGGTGTTATGTACGAATCCCGGACACAGATGAAGCCGAAAACGATGTCATGGAAAGGACGGTGTTTCACCTCCGGCCAACATCACAGGTGGTCGAAGGGAATGACGGAATCACCTACCGCACATACGTTGTTCTGATGGGTTCCAGCCGCTACGACACCGCTGAGATGTCGCACCTTCTGGATGGCCTGATTTACGAGTGTAAGGTACTTGGCATTGAGACAGCCACACCGGAAGAACTGGAACGGATGAAACAGCTTTACGATCAGAACCGGAGGGAAGATGGCTAAGAGACTTTGGAGCGTTTTTACTGACGATATGGACCACTGCTATTTTACCGGCTCATCTTCGGTAGAGCGGCACCATATCTTTGAGAGCCGACAGGGGTTTAAGAAGAAATCCGAAGCAAGAGGGTTTGTGATACCTTTGCGGCCAGATTTGCACCCGAACGGGGCAATGTTCATCCGGTCAGAAGAGAACTTACAGATTGACCGGAAACTGAAACAGATGGCCCAGACATACTACGAGGAGCATTACGGGAGCCGTGATGACTTCCGGCAGGAGTTTGGCAAATCATATTTATGATGTAACGCCGCAAGGCTTTACATATAGCTCATGGCTTTAATTAATGTGTCACGACAGTATATTGATGCCATTGATATTGCCCCGCACGCTGATATCTGCCCTGCGGGGCAGAAAGGAGGGCTATGGACTTTAAAATTACATCTACCGCAAAAGCGGCTGTATATAATGCGATAGGCGTAGGGCGCGAGAATGCCACAAGCCGAGGTGATCTGGTAAGACTGACAGGCCTACCAGACCGGGAGGTCCGGCGGGCAATTGAAATCCTTAGGTATGATCGTCCCATCCTTACTGCGGACAACGGAAAAGGCTATTACATCCCCTTATCAAATGATCAGGGACGGAAAGAAGCTGAACGATGGGTAGAAACACAGAATCGCAGATGCAAAAGCATAAGAACAGCAGAAAGAGGAGCAAAGCGCTTTGCGAAGCAGGGCATTAAGAACGGACAGATAGTCGGTCAGCTTTCTCTTTTTGGAGGTATAGGAAATGGGTAAAGCACAGAGAGAAAAGGGCGCCAGGGGAGAAAGGGAGCTGGCTGGAATACTCCGGGAGGAGGGATACGACACTAGAAGAGGGCAGCAGTATTGCGGCACAGCGGGCAACGCTGATGTGATCGGTCTCCCTGGAATTCATATTGAGTGTAAACGGGTTGAGAAACTAAATCTTCTGGATGCAGTAGCGCAGGCGGTGCATGATGCGCTTCCCGGCCTTCTGCCAGCGGTATTCCATCGGCGCGACCGCTGCGAATGGTTGGTAACCATGCGGCTTACCGACTGGATCCAGATTTACAGAGAGTGGGAGGCCGGAAGAGATGAGAGATAGCTTTATTTTTTACGGAAGCTTTGCGAAAGCTATCAAGCGCAGACCGGAGCCGGAACAGCTTAAAGCTCTGTGGGCTATCATTGATTACGGCCTGGATGGAATAGAGCCGGAGGATGACGGCAGCGATGCAGCGTATATGTCCATATTCGAGATGGCACAGCCGCAGATTGATGCCAACATCAAGCGCAAGGCCGATGGAGCAAAAGGCGGGCGTCCTGCGAAACATATTAATATAGAAGAAACCAATGGTTATGAAGATGAAAAACCAGTGGTTAATAAGAAAAAGAAAGCAGAAAAGCCGGAAGACAACAGCCCAGTTGTTGGAAATGTTTTGCTAAATGATGGTACCACATACGGTGTCACGAAAAAGGCATTATCAGAATTGCAGGACCTTTATCCAGCTGTAAATGCCGAACAGGAGCTTAGAAACATCATTGGATGGTGCAATGCCAATCCGAAGAACCGAAAGACCCGTAACGGCGTGACGAGATTTATTAATAGCTGGTTCTCCAGAACGCAGAACAGCGCAAGAAAGGCCGGGCAGCAGAAAAAGCAGAATTCATTCTGCAACTTTGAAGACCGCGGGACTGACTACGATAGCATGGTAAACAACAGCGTAAAGGAATGGATTGGAGGGGACGCATGATAAAGCTTTTAAAAGGTTTTGATATCCGCGTAAGAATCATGAGCGCAGAACATAAGCATCACAGATTCTGCGGTACCGTGATCGGTAGCTATGATGGTGTATACGGTGTGCTGTTGGATACCGGAGAGTATGTGGACATTCCGGTGGAGCAGGCTCTTGTGATTATGGTAAAGGAGAACATCGTAAAAGCTGGAGGGATGAAAAAATGAGACTGATTAACGCAGATGCACTGTAGGAGGCGTGGTATGGAATCGGTTCAAGAGCGAATGAAGCGTTTGGGAACGAAAGAAAAGATGGCGTCCTTCATCCAGAAAGAAAAGCAGCCATATAAATTTAAACGGAGGTATGCACAGATCCGGGCGGAAGAATTCGCCAGGGAGTGCGACGGGCGCGGCTTGAATTATCATGTATCAGTAGGCGGACTGGACAGTATTATCCTTTATCTGTTTTTGCATGAGGTGTGCGGCATCGATGCCCCAGGAGTCAGCGCATCGTCTCTGGAAGACAAGTCTATCCAGAGAGTGCACAGAGCTTTGGGAATCATTAATGTGCCACCGTTGAAGCGGGAGGATGGCAGCTACTGGACAAAGCCCAAGGTGATACAGGAATTTGGATTTCCAGTTATCTCTAAAGAGGTAGCCGGGAAGATAGAACTTTTGCAGAATCCAACCGAAAAGAATAAGACAGTCCGCCATGCCATTATAACAGGCGAGACGGGAGCATATGGCGGCTGGCAAAAGGAAAGCCGTATGCAGTTAAAACAAAGATGGTTAAAGCTGTTTGGCGGTTATGAGAATGAAGCAGAAGGTTGTGATTTTCAAACTCCAGATTTTCTCGTATCAGCAAAATGCTGTTATTACCTGAAAGAGAAAAACTGCGATAACTGGGGGAAAGAGCATAACAGCGTGCCATATCTGGGGCTTATGGCATCAGAGGGCGGACGCAGGGCGAAGAGCCTGAGAATGAACGGCTGTAATTATTTCGGGGCATCTACGATCAGATCTGCACCGTTTGCAATATTTGGTCGACAGGATATCCTGACGTTGGCGTTAGAAATGGACAATCTCTGGAAGGACGGTCTGAAAGAAAAATACCGCCAGAAGTTGTTAACAGCTGGCAAGATCGCGGAGTGTTTCGTGATGCCAGACAGTATTATTCCGGAAATTTACGGGACCATAGAGCGGCAGCCAGATGGCACACTTTATACCACAAAAGCCCAGCGGACTGGTTGTAGTATGTGCGGTTTTGGAATCCACATGGAAAAGCGGCCGCATCGATTTGACATGCTGTATAAGAGCAATCCGAAAGAATGGGATTACCTGATGTTCCACCTTTGTAAAGATTCAGATGGAAATGAGTATGGCTGGGCGAAGGTACTGGATTATATTGGCGTTGGTTGGGACCCGACCACGATTGGCGGAAACTGTAAGGGACAGATAAGCATTTTTGATATGGTGGAGGAATTTACATGAGTAAATGGGTAAGAGAGTTGTCTCCAAAGGATTTAAACTATGGAGATGGCCGGAGGATGAGTCATTTACAAGTCCGGCTTCACGACAAATGATCAGGGAGGTTGAAAAGTTATGATGGAGAGATTAACACATCAGAGATCAAGCGGGATTAAGACCGGTTATTGGTCACCGGCCGGGAAGAGTGAGCTGATAGAGAGACTGGCAGCTTACGAGGGTACCGGTCTGGATCCGCAGGAGATTTACAGCTTGAAGGCCGGGACTATCTTGAAGGCGATGGGGTGTAAGTGGATACCGGTGGATGAGCAGCTGCCGGAGAATGACAATTACATACTCCTCTCGTTTTCCAATTTTAGTATTCCGTTAATTGCGAGATGCGAGCAGGACGGCGACGGAGGCAGTACATTTTATGAGGGTGATGACGATGAGCCTTTGACAAAGCATGACCTGTATGTAAATGCCTGGATGCCGCTGCCGGATCCGTATCGGGAAGATTAAGACTGGAGGAAGATGGTACTATGAGTGATACATTTTATAAACCGCTGACACCCGCATTTAGGGGTGATATTAATAAGGCGATCGACAATAACATCGCGGATCTGAGAACATGCCAATCTAATGCGATTGTCATGGCACAGATTACTGGGCAGCTGGCACTTAAAAATTTGATTAATGCATTACCGGATGGGTATCCGATGCCGGTGAAGAGACGTGGATAAATTAAGATTTGGAGGATGAATACATGAATGATTTGTGGAAATTAGTTTTGCAAATGGCCATCATTGCCGCGTACTGTATTGCCATCGCTAAACTATTCGGAAACCAGATGGATAGGATTGAGGGGTTGTGTATTATGTGCGTGGCAGATCATATATCTTTGCGGGATTAATTTGGAGGTCATTATGAGGTGCCCAGATTGTGATGAGCAGACCTGCGAGGGATGCGAGGTCTATGAGGATTTCTTAGATGATGTAGATGACTTTTATTAAGATTGAGGTGCGAAATGTTTGATATTGAAAAAGCCAAAAGTAGAGGCTTGGATCCGGCTCAGATAGAAATCATGCAAAAGATTAATGAAAACAGTTTTAAAAGAGATAATTGCAAAAAGCATGATTTTGTAGATGGCAGCAGGCTGGGGAAGTATAGATGCAAAAATTGCGGTTGTGAAGAGAATGTAAAATTTGTATTAGGCTATAGACAAGGCTTAAAACATGCAGCAGAAAATTAAGATTTACAGGAGGTAGGACATGAGATTATATCAGGGAAATGCAAAAGAAATTGTGGGGAAAAAGATTGACCTTGTTCGCAGAATGGGCGGTTATTATCCGATGAAAGTTATCGAAATTGGTGGAATCCCATATGTGAAGGATGCAGCGGGAGTATGTATGCCCATTCCGGAAAAGGAAGATGACTTTAACAGTGTTCATTTTGATTTCGTGATTGACTAAACTAAAATTTAATGTGAGTGATAAAAAAATGAAAGTTCGTGGAGATTTATCATCTATTGATTTAAAGAAAATAGAAAGTGTTTTTGGATTTGAGTTGTACGATTGGCAAAAGCAGTATTTAAAAGGAGAACCTGTTTCCTTTCCAAAGGGCCGTGGAAATGGTAAAACTTTTGCCGCGATTTTAAGAATACTTCTTGCAGATGAAAACACATTTACACTTTCTGAAGTAAAAAGAAGTTGCAAAACTAATCGAGCACGTATATATGCCGATATGCTTCTTGACATTAACGCAAAGTTACTTGCTGCTGGTTTTATAACTAATCTGAAATTTAGGAGGTGAGATACACGGCAGTAACAATTTACAGCGTTAAGAAGAACGAGCAGTTTATTGGGATACACACTGCAAAAGAGATTGCAAGCATGCTTAAGTGCAAAGAGGGAACCGTTGGAGTATATGCCAGGAATGGCTTACGGCTTTACGGCGAGTATGAATTTAAGGCAGTAGACAGCAAGCCTTTGGCGAAAGAAATGCGCAGGTTATCTTTGGAATATGAAAAGGTGAGGACTCAGTTACTTAACAGCCGGTATGATTTGAGTAGAATCAAGATCATACCAGAAATGGAGCCAGAGGATGAGAACAAGGGAAGCAAAGATGATTGATTATGACGTACCCAAAGAGGACGAATCCCAGCTTGACACTTACTGTCGCAGCCCGGATCCTGAGATAAAGCTTATCCTTTTCGGATGCGCAATATCAAAGGCTCCCGGCATGGAGATAGTAATATATGAGAGTTTGACGGCAAAGGATCCGAAAGAAGCCGGGTATTACAGTCTTTTACGAAAAGGCCGGGACATTCCGGCCAAGACCGATGATTTTTACGGATATCGGAGAAAAGTCAAAGCAGAGTTTTATCACAGGCTGAAACTCTTCGGCCTGTGGAAATACAAGTAAGGAGATATAAGGATTATGGAACATAAAAACAAGTGGTGGTCACCCGCCAAGATGATACCACCACTTACCTAATGTGCTTAGGCCCATTGTATCAAACTTAAGCGGATTACGCAAGAGGAGGATACTATGGGCCAGAATACAGGAAATTCTTGGACATGCCAGCCCGGCGGTGACAAGCATGTATTATGCTCAATCTACACCGAAAACGCTGAGAGATGTCCGGGAAATGGTACAGATTTAAGGAGCAATAATGGAAGAGAACACAATAACGACAGTGGAATGTTGGAAACTGCGGGGGCTTATCAGTGATGTAACAAACTGAAATTTTAAAAACTATAAAGTAGGTGAAAAATATGGGATATTGTGAAATGGATTGTAAGTATCTGAGTAGCCGCCATAACTGCAAGAAGTACCGTAAGAGATTGGCATACAGTAGGTGTATAATTGGCACCGCATCATTTGGAAATGCACATGAAAGATGCAGCGAATGCGAGAAAGACCATGTCATAGCGGAGCTGGAAGCACGGAACAAGCCACAGAAGGTTTTGTACCGGAAACAGAGCTATGGAACACCCTGGCTATGCCCGGCCTGCGAAGCCGATCAGAGCGAGGTACAGTTTGTCGACACTGGAGAGGTAACAACAGGGGGTAAGTATTCTTTCTGTTGGGCGTGCGGGCAGAAACTGGATTGGGATGTGGAAGAATATAAGGAGGATTAATTAAAATGGACAAGAGAATATTTGAAATGCCTGTAAGAGTTGGCGGGGTGCTTTGGTTAAAAGATGAACCATACAAGCCGTTTCATGTTATAGGCTACCGCATCGGAAGAATGATGGGAGAAGATGACTTGGCTTAATACAGAGGTTTAATTAATAAATAATCAATGGACAGGGCATATCACCATAACAAGGGGATACGCCCTGTTTTTACGTGATATAAAATCAAAATAGGGTGATAGTATATGAACCTTAACCAGATACAAAGAAAACTGCAAGGGGGATTTTATGAACGTAAAAGAAATTAACATAAAAGACATAAGGCCATATGAGAAAAACCCTCGCAAAAACAACAGTGCTGTAGCATATGTAGCAGAAAGCATAAAACAGTTTGGGTTTAAAGTTCCGATAATTATTGATAAAAACAATGTCATTGTTGCAGGGCATACCAGATATAAAGCTGCCAAAAAACTTGGTATAAATGCTGTCCCGGTCATTATCGCAGATGACCTTACGGATGAGCAGATAAAAGCATTTCGGCTGGCAGACAACAAGGTTGCGGAACAAGCAGAATGGGACATAGATTTGCTCAATGAAGAACTGGAAGAAATATTCGATATTGACATGACTGACTTCGGTTTTGAGGTACTGGAAGAAGAGAAAGAAGTTGAAGAGGACGGCTACGAGCCTGTAAAACCAAAAGAACCAGTAACACAAAAGGGCGATATTTGGAAAATGGGCGGACATGTTCTGTTATGCGGTGATAGCACGTGCACAACAGATGTCGAAAAACTGATGCAAGGTGAAAAAGCGGATATGTGCTTCACGGATCCTCCTTATGGATATGAGTATCAGAGCAATGCGAGAAATAAAAGTAAAAAATTTGATGTTATTGAAAATGATGATAAGATATTAGACTTTTTCCCGAATATACAGTTAGTATGCAATGGCTTTGTATTTGTATGCACAACGTGGAAAGTTCTTGATAAATGGCTGCCGCTTTTTAAAAAATATCATGAGCTAACCAACATGATTATCTGGAATAAGGGCGGCGGTGGAATTGGAGATTTAAAACACACTTTTAGCACAGACTATGAAGTTATACTTTGCGCAAGCAATGGTAAGGAATTAACAGGGAAAAGAATAGGGTCAGTATGGACCATCAAAAAAGATTCATCGTCCAGTTATGTGCATCCAACGCAAAAACCAGTTAAGTTGTCCGAGTTTGCGATACGAAACACAACAGAGCGCGGCGACATCGTGCTTGATTTGTTCGGCGGCTCCGGATCAACGCTGATTGCATGCGAACAGATGGAAAGAAAATGCAGAATAATGGAGTATGATCCTGCTTACTGTGATGTCATAGTGGATAGGTGGGAAAAGCTTACGGGTAACAAAGCAGAATTGGTCCGTTGAAGAAAAAGAAAGGTGAGAAGCTGATGGCATGGCAAACGAGAAAAACTTAATCGCAGGAGCACATAAGCTAACTGTCGATGAACAGTCCAAGGGCGGAAAAAAATCCGGACAGGCACGCCGAAAAAAAAAGACGCTTTCAGAGCTTGCCAGAATGATTGCAGATAACCCGGCTCCTGATAATGTAAAAAGAAAACTGGTACAGCTTGGAATTGATGAGGAGAACGCTGACAACAACGCAGCTGTTGCAGCTTCTGTATATAGGAGCGCATTAAAAGGGAACATGTTAGCTGTCGAAAAGTGGGAGCAACTTACTGCAGTATCAGAAGCCGCCAGAGCGGCGGGTGAGTACCACCTTGACCTTGATATCATAGCCGATGTGTTTCACCCGATGGTGCGTGACATCCGGAGCGGACTACACACAGAATATGTTTTGCCCGGCGGACGCGGTAGTACGAAGTCTTCCGGGATTTCGTGCATTATCATAGAGCTGCTGAAAAATCACTCAGATATGCACGCCCTTGTGCTGCGTAAGGTCGGTAACACTATTAAAGATTCCGTGTATGCGCAGATTAAGTGGGCAATATCGAAGATGGGTCTGGATGAAGAGTTTAAGTACAAGACTTCACCATTTGAGATAACCTACAAGCCGACTAACCAGAAAATATACTTTCGTGGTGCCGACGATCCGCTTAAGATTAAGTCCATCAAGCCGGAGTTTGGATATATCGGTATCGTGTGGTTTGAGGAACTGGATCAGTTCGCCGGACCGGAAGAGGTCAGAAACATACAGCAGTCAGCTATCCGTGGCGGTGATAAGGCATACAGGTTTAAGTCATTCAACCCGCCGCGCAGTAAAAACAACTGGGCGAACGAGTACACCACGGAAGCGGAGTTTAAAGACGATGCGGCGCAAGTGGTGCGAAGCACATACAAGGATGTTCCGGCGGATTGGCTGGGCGAACAGTTTATCAATGACGCAGAGCATCTGAAAGAGGTCAATCCTGCTGCCTACGAAAACGAGTACATGGGCGAAGCAAACGGAAACGGTGGAAATGTCTTTGAGTTTATCGAGGAGCGGATTATCACGGACGAGGAAATCAGCCAGATGGACCGTATATATCAGGGTGTTGACTGGGGGTTTTACCCGGACCCATATGCGTTTGTACGCATATATTACGATTCTGCTCGCGAGACTATATTTTTTATTGACGAGATGCGCGAGAACAAAAAAACAAATAGTTGGACATCCAAAGAGATTAAAAGGCGTGGTTACGATGATTATGTTATCACTTGTGATGGCGCAGAGCCGAAGTCTGTGACGGATTACAGGGATGCTGGTTTACCAGCAAGAGCGGCGAAGAAAGGACCTGGCAGCGTAGAATATTCTATGAAGTGGCTACAGGGGAAGAAACTGGTTATGGACCCGAACCGAACACCAGAAGCCTGCAAAGAATTTAAGAAATACGAATACGACCGGGACAAGGACGGCAATATCATAAGCGGATATCCAGACCGGGACAATCACTTAATTGATGCGACCCGTTACGCTACGGAATCGCTGTGGGAGAGACGGGGGAATAGTGCATAATGGGAATCTTATCAACGATAAAAAGGTGGTTTAGCATGATATTTAAACGGCAGGCAGAGAATGACTTTAACGTGGAGTCTATCGTATCTCCAGAGATGGAAAAAGCTATAGATCAGTGTGCGAAGATATACCACGGTCAGCCGGAGTGGTTGGACGATGATGAGGGCATTAAGACCATCAACTTTGCAAAAGCCTTATGCTCTGAGACTGCCCGCCTGGTGACTCTGGGTATCGGCATACATCTGGAGGGCAGCGCACGGGCAATGTGGCTACAGCAGCAGATAGACCTTGTCTATTCGAAACTGCGTGACTGGGTGGAGTATGGCTGTGCATACGGTACCGTGTTTTTAAAGCCAAACGGCACAAGCCTGGACGTATTCACTCCGGCAGACGTGTTACTTGTTGATTATGACAATCTGGATGTACGCGGCATCATATTCAAGGACAGCTACCAGTCCGGGAAGAAATGGTACACCCGTCTGGAGTATCACAGGTTTGTGGAGACTGTACAGGATGGCGTGACACTATACCCTTACTATGTGAGTAACCGGGCATACGTTTCTAAGTCTTCGGAGAGCCTGGGGGACCCGGTGCCGCTGACACAGACCAAATGGGCCGATATGCTAGAAGACACACCGCCGATTCTTAAGGCATCCGGCGAGCCGCTTGACAAGCCAATGTTTGGAATCTTCCGAACGCCGCAGGCCAACAACGTAGATATATCGTCCCCACTTGGGTTGCCGATATTCCACGAAGCCGTAGAGGAACTGAAAGACCTTGACATAGCATACAGCAGGAACGCGGGCGAGATATTTGACAGTCAGAAGATCATACTGGCAGATGACAGACTGATGTATGAGAGCGGGCAGAAGATAAAGCACCGCGGCCCGGCAGATGTGGAGGGACTGCCACACTATGTAAAAAATGTGTTCGGCAACGATGCAAAGGAATTTTACCAAGAAATCAACCCACAGCTTAACACCGATGTAAGAATCAAGGGCATTAATAATCTGTTAAGCCAGATTGGATACAAGGCCGGATTCGCGAATGGGTACTTTGTCTTTAACGAATCCTCCGGCATCCAGACAGCTACAGGAGTGGAAGCCGATCAGCAGCGCACCGTCCAGTTTATCAAGGATGTGCGCGATCAACTGGAAGCGTGCCTTAATGCTACCATATACGCTCTTAACGTATACGCAGACCTTTACGGCCTGTCACCTGTTGGACCTTATGAGGTTACATATGACTTTGGAGATATACTATATGACCGGGAAGCAGACCGGAGCCGTTGGTGGCAGTACGTCACGCAAGGCAAGGTTCCGGCGTGGTACTACTTCGTTAAGTTTGAGGGCATGACCGAAGAGGGCGCAAAGGCAATGGTAGAGGAAGCACAACCGGAAGAAAAAGGGCTGTTTGACGAAGAATAGGAGGTATGGAGATGATAAGCAACTGCGGACATGATGAGCGCGGCAAGTATTCCGGCGGCAAGGCCGGAGATCAGAAAGGTGATGAATGGGCCGTTATCCCGTGGTATAGCCGCCCGTGGGGCGTTATGCTCAGGCACCCAAACGCAGCGGTAGGAAAAAAAATAGCGGAGCTTGCGGAAAATGCAGCGAAGAACGACCATATCGGCTACGATCAGGGAGATCGTTACACATTCTGGCAGCAGCTGAAAACATCCGGCTATGACCCGGCGAAGATTGCGGTTGACTGCAACGCGGATTGTAGTTCCGGCGTTGCGGCACTGGTAAAGGCTGTGGGATATCTGATGCAGGACAAAAAGCTCCAGGGCGTGAGCATATACTGTTACACAGGTAATCTCCGGGCGGCGCTTGTGAAAGCAGGGTTCGACACATACACAAAAAAAGAGTACCTTAACGGGGATACTTGTCTGCGCCCTGGTGATATCCTACTGTTGGAGGGCCACCATGTAGCGGTTAATCTGACCGAGGGGAAAAAGGCCAATGTAGGAAACTATTTGAACGGATGGAAATCATCTGACGGTAAGTATATGTATTTCTCCGGCGGCGAAGCCTTAAAAAACCGATGGAGTCTTATCAACCATCACTGGTACCTGTTTGGCGCAGACGGCTATATGCTGACCGGGTGGCACAGATGGGACGGCTACAACGCAGATCCAGAGGGCAACACCGGGGACTGGTACTATCTGGATGAGACTGCCGGGGGAGTCTTGGAAGGCGCTTGTTGGCACAGCCGGGACAATGGCAGCATGGAAATCTGGTATGTAGAGTAGGTGAGGTATGTTAACGCCGGAATATCTCAAAAGAGTGGCAGAGGGCAGCGAGGATATAGCATCTTCGCTGCATAGCTATATTATCGGGCGAATCATTGAAGCTATCATGATACGGTTGGGGCGCGGGGAGAAGTACATACTCACATCATCCGACCGCTGGCGCATCCAGATACTACAGGATGCTGGGTATCTGTTGCAGGATATCACGCAGGAGATAGCCCGATACACAAAGCTACAGCGCGAAGAGGTAGCCACCGCGATGGAAGAAGCCGGAGTAAAAGCAATGTCCTACGATAAGGCCGTGTACGAAGCTGCCGGAATCACAACGGAAGCCCTAGAGCAGTCTCCGGCACTGGTTCGGATACTCCAGAGGGATTATGAGGCCACTATGGGCGAATGGTCGAACATGACAAGAACGACCGCAGAAGCCGCACAGAGCCTTTTTATAAGCGAGTGCGACAATGCGTACCATAAGGTCATAAGCGGCGCTGTATCGTACACACAGGCCGTCAGGGAAGCTGTTGATACGGTTGCGCAGAATGGTGTTATAGTCCGGTATCCAACGGGGCATAGAGACACGATTGAGACTGCAACAGCGCGTGCGGTGCGTACCGGGATATCCCAAGCATCCGGTGATATATCCATGCAGCGGATGAAAGAACAGGAGTGGGACATCATTCTTGTTTCGGCTCATATCGGGGCCAGAACGGGAGACGGTGGGGCGAATCCTGGAAACCACCTGTGGTGGCAAGGCCAGTTCTACAGCCGGACAGGGCGAGACAAGCGCTTCCCTCCGTTTTCTCTGACTGGATACGGCACGGGCGAGGGCCTGGGCGGTTGGAACTGCCGTCACAGCTTCGGCCCAGGTGACGGGGTGAATAATCCGTACAAGGATATCCAAACTGCGGACAACGAGCGCATGGAGAAGTTGGAGCAGCGGCAACGAGCCTTAGAGCGCAGAATCCGAAAAACAAAGCAAGCGGTTATGGGCCTACAGACGGCGGTAGAAAACTGCAAAGACGATGCGCTGCGCTACGAACTGCAAGCCGAGCTTGACAGGAAGTCTTATCTACTCCAGAAGCAGAACAAGGCATACAACGAGTATTGCAAAACTAATGAACTGCGTCCGTTAGCCGACCGACTTAAGATAGCAAGGTGGGGCAGAGAACAGGCGGCAAAGGCGCGAGGAGCCGCACGACGGTATGAAACAGCAAAAAAGAAAGGCTAGTTGCCTTCCTTATTGCTAAGATATTCTCTTATAAGTTTTTCCAAAATAAATGAAGCAGAGCATTTTTCCTTGATGGCAGCGATTTTTAATTTTTCCAATAACTCTTGATCAATGGTTGTTGTAAATTTAACTTTGTTCATAATGCACCTCCCGAGATAAATATACCATAAATACGTGTAGACGTAAATATGAAAATATGTTAAAATATACGTATATACATATATACGTAAAGGAGAATAAGATGCAAGAAATTTGGAAAGATGTCAAAGGTTATGAGGGATTATACCAAGTTAGTAATTTAGGAAATGTAAAAAGTTTCAAAGAAAGTGCAAAACTAGGGAAACCCAAGGAATTGATTTTAAAACCGTATTTGATCAATTCCGGATATTATGTAGTAACTCTTTATAGTAAAAAGAATAAAAGAAAATTTCAAGTTCATAGGCTTGTTGCAGAAACTTTTATTCCAAATAAAGAGGGATTGTCTTGCGTAAATCATAAAGATGAAAATAAGCTCAATAATTCCGTTGAAAATCTAGAATGGTGCACGTATCAGTATAACAATAATTATGGAACAGCAAGAATCCGTGCAATTGATACTGTTTCGCTACCAGTTTGCCAGAAAACACTAGAGAATAAAATTCTTGCTACATACTGTTCTGCACATGTTGCAGCAGAACTGCTTGGATATCCTATTGGAACGCTAAAAGCATGGTGTCGAAAAGGGATTGGCGGCGGTTATTTATGGGAGTATTTAAAATGAACATGTTTGAAGAATATAATCCAAATCCAATTATAGGAAAAAGAGTCGGAGATTGTGTTATTCGTGCCATCTGCAAGGCAACCGGGAAAGATTGGGAGACGGTTTTCACAGAACTAATGGTAAGAGCCTGCAAACTATGTGACATGCCGTCAGCGAATTATGTCTGGGGCGCGTACCTTAAAGATTTGGGATATCAGCGACACTTGATAGATGATCATGGACGTTATATCTATACAGTCAACGACTTCTGCGCAGACCATCCAACCGACACATACATTCTCTGTATAGATGGTCATGTGGTGACGGTACAGAACGGCAAATATTACGATACATGGGATAGCGGCAATGAGATCCCAGTATACTACTGGGTAAAGGAGACAACTAATGATTGACTTAGAGTTTGTGCGTACTATCGTATCAATTTGCAGCGGCATTGGCACCATCGGAGCCGCCGCCGGGGTGCTTTACACGGTCTATTCCCATGCGAAGAAACCGCAGCAGGATATAGAGAAGCGCGTGGGCGCTATTGAGACGGATATTAAGGACATCAAGGAAAAGCTGGACAACGACTACTCTAATATTAAGCAGAACCGGGAAGATACTCAACTGCTTATGAGGAGCATGTTTAACCTGATTGAGAACAAGATAACCGGAAACAACGTGGAGGGTTTAAAAAAAACCCGGGACGATTTGCTGGAAGCTTTAACGAAGAATTAAGAGGTCTGATATTGAAAGTGTATGATTTTACAGTGCCGGAATTAAACAGGTTCCGGGCGCTTGCAAATTTTACACCCGATGAAAGAACTTTATTTGAGTACCGGGCAGCTGGCGTGCCGATGGAGGTATGCGCCGAAAACATGAATGTCAGCCTAGCCACAGCGAAGCGGATCAGCCGCCGGGTAAACTCGAAGATCATTCGCGTATGCGGAACTTTATAGATACTTTATTGAGCCTTTGACGAACTGTCAGGGGCTTATTTTTTATGCGAAAATATAAGCATGAACCAGATGTTTCCTGATGATGATGATATAGAGATACCTATAGTAACCGATTACCACGATATTTTAAGCTTTTTGGAAGAATTGGAGGAAATCGAACATGGCAGCATATCCGAACATGTATCAGCCATACCAACCGTATCAAGACCGTATGGCGCAGATGAACCAATATCAGCCCGTCCCACAGCCGATGGCAGCGCCGACAAATAACCAGGGAATACTCTGGGTGCAGGGCGAGACTGGGGCAAAGTCTTACCTTGTTGCGCCCGGATCATGCGTACTGCTGATGGACAGCGAAGCGGAGCGGTTTTACATCAAGTCAACGGATGTATCCGGCATGCCGCAACCTTTACGCGTGTTTGAGTACCACGAAATAAACGGCAGAATGCCACAGAAACAGCCGGAAGCTGTCATGAATGATATGTATGTTACCCGTAAAGAGTACCAGGACCTTTTTGACAAATACAATGAGATTCTGGACAAGATAAATTCGTTTCCAGCAAGCGGCGGCTCTACTGTCAAACAAGAGAGCCGGAGATCAAAAGGAGGTGCGGCAGCAGATGAGTAACCCATTATTCCAAATGTTCGGCGGCATGCCGATGGGCGGCAACGGCCCCATGCAGATGATGCAGCAGTTTGCGCAGTTTAAGCAAAACTTTAAGGGAGACCCAAAAGCTGAGGTACAAAAGATGCTGCAATCCGGCAGAATATCTCAGGCGCAGCTTAACCAGGCTCAGCAGATGGCACAGCAGTTTCAACGGATGCTGGGAGGCATGAAATAAAAAAGAGGAAGACTAATCTTCCTCATATTTCCAAATATATCCACGTAAACTTTTTGTTCTCCCTTTTGCATTATTTATAATTGATGATGGCGAACAATTCAAATTCCTTGCTGCATCTGATATTGACAGCCATTTTTTAACAAGCTGACTTGATTTTGTGTACTGATAAATTGGTCTACTAAGCGGATTCAATCGCCCTTTTCGACCAATCATATTAGAATCAGCCCTTAAACCTGTTCTTATGGCGTGTCTTGTGTTTTCGCTATAAGAAACCCACTCCAAATTGGAAACGCAATTATTGGCTTTGTTGCCGTCAATATGATTTACACATGGTTTATTATCATGGTTTTCGATAAAGGCGTGTGCCACAAGAAAATGTATGTTTAAGTTTTTATGTGTTTTATTGCGACACAATGTAACCATTCTATAGCCTGTATGATGCTTTTTTATAGACAAATTCTTAGGCTTTCCGGTGTGGTTATAATTCAGACTTTTTACGTTACCTAAGTTGCTGACTTGATATAATCCGTCATAGCCGGATATATCTTTCCATATTTCTTTCATAAAATAACACCTGTCCTTTCAGTGCGTGTCCTATAAACAATGTACGGAAATCTCTAGGACATGAGACTTTCGGGAGCTACCCTATCCGTACATATATATTATAGCATTTTTTGTAAAATAAGTACATTATGATTTGGCCAAATCAATGTAAATACATCAAAGGAGATTAAATGATTATGGATGGAAACTTAACAGCTTCTGACGTTGCTCTTTTAACCGGAAACGGAAGAAACAACGATGGAATGTTTGGTGGAGACGGCGCCTGGTGGCTCATTGTGTTGTTCTTGTTCGTCTTCTGCGGATGGGGCAACGGCAATGGCTGGGGAAACGGCGGTGGAGGAGCCGGAAACGCTTATACCGACTCTGCAATCCAGCGCGGTTTTGACAACCAGGCAGTGATCAGCAAGTTGGACGGCCTGTCCAGCGGCCTGTGTGATGGCTTCTATGCCATGAATAACGGTATGCTTACCGGATTCAACGGCATCAATACAAACGTCATGCAGACTGGTTTCGGCATCCAGCAGGCTATTAATGCCGATACTGTAGCCAACATGCAGAACACCAACGCACTCCAGGCGCAGCTTGCTCAGTGTTGCTGTGAGACCCGGGAAGCAATCCAGGGTGTAAACTACAACATGGCGCAGAACACCTGTGCACTCCAGAACACCATGAACAGCAACACCAGGGACATTATTGACAGCCAGAACGCAGGAACCAGAGCTATTCTGGACTACCTGTGCAACGAGAAGATTTCTTCCCTCCAGGCTGAAAACAATGATCTCAGACGTGCTGCATCTCAGGATCGTCAGAGTGCATTGCTTACTACCGCTATGGCAGCACAGACCCAGCAGCTCATTAATGCGATCAATCCGGCACCGATTCCGTCTTACCAGGTGCCGAACCCGAACGTATACTATGGCTGTAATACTGGATGCAACTGCTGACAACCTCATATCTGTATCTTCTGACCATTTTCCTGGCATCGGTAATATGGTCAGATGTTCGGCCCAGAGCCGGTATTACGCAAATCGGCAGGCTCAGTCCTGCCTTTTTGCGATATGAAAAAGGAGAAACAATATGGCTGAATATGTAGCTGTTGCCGCTCAGGAAGTGGCAGCAAATGGAAATGTAGTATATACCAACACAGCGGTAAAAGGGACCGCATGTGTGCAGCACCGGGAGGGCAGCGGCATTGTTACCCTCAGAGGCATGACGAACCAGTGCAAGGCCCGCTATTTTGTGGACTTTTCTGCGAATATTGCAGTGCCGACCGGAGGAACAGCGGAAGCAATTTCTCTTGCTATTGCAATCGGCGGTGAGCCTGTCTTATCGTCCCAGATGATTTCCACACCGACCGCGGTAGAAGCGTTTAACAACGTATCTGCCGAAATCTTTATTGATGTTCCGCGCGGATGCTGCTTTGATGTTGCGGTAGAGAATACCAGTACCCAGGCTATCACCGTGGCAAATGCAAATCTTGTGGTTACACGGGTAGCATAAGGAGGTGGGATGATGAGAGATGTTAAAGATTTATGTGCGCGCATTGAAGATGAGATCGGAAAGATTGCAGAAAAGGGTCTTTCTGTTAGCAATCTGGACACCGCTTTTAAACTGATTGATATGTACAAGGACATCAAAAACACGGAGTACTGGGACAAGAAGAGTGAGTACTATATGACTGTGCTTGATCAGATGCGTGACGGTGTAGGTGACTACAGTGAACGCCGTGGACGGGATAGCATGGGCCGCTACAGTTCTTCCGACGGCCGGATGATGCCGGACTATGACCGCGGATCTTCTTACATGCGCCGTGGCGAACATTACGTGCGAGGGCATTACAGCCGCAATGATGGACGGGATGCTTACGATGATTACATGACCCAGAAACAGAGCTACCGCTCTGGAAAATCCGAAGACTGCAAGCGCAAGATGCTTGCCGCACTGGAAGAGCATCTGGATGGGCTGACCGCTGAGATTGGGGACATGTCAAAAGATGCGGAATGCCGCGAGGAACGTGATCTTGTAAAGCGGTATGTGGACAAGCTTAGAGATATGCTGTAGATGTGTGGATAGCTTACATACTGATAAATGATACATTATAAGTGCAGCGAAGATTGACCTCCTGTGAATCTTTTCTAGCCAATTTACACCTCCTGCGCACGTCCTTAATATAAACGGGTTATCCCGGAGGTTGAAAAGCGGATGCAATTTCCGGCGTGCGCATTTGCCATACCAATGGCACGGATTTTTGTTTTGGCAAAATCCTCCTTTCCCCTCATAGCTGATAGGCTGTTAAGGCGGCTTACGACCGCCGTGAGGGTTCTTGCTGTTCACCCCTAGCCAATACAGCAAGACTTTTTCACATCGACTTCTTTCTCAAAACACCGGTTGCAATATGTAGCCGGTGTTTTAGGACCGTTAGCTCAGCGGTGAGAGCGCCCGGCTCATAACCGGGTGGTCCGGGGTTCGAATCCCTGACGGTCCATTACCCCGCCCGTGGTCTATCGGGCTTAATCCATTACCTGCGGCGGCAGGTCAATAAACACGGCCAGGAGGATAGATATGCAGAAACTTATTGAAACACTTGGATCATTTGGAATTGAAGTTCCGGCAGACAAGGTTGAAGAGGTAAAAAGAGCTTTGTCGAAGTACTACAAGAACAACGGTGAGGTGACCCAGACTCTTACAAAGGTGGAAGGCGAGCGTGATGCCTGGAAAGAACGCGCAGAGACCGCGGAAAACACCCTTAAGAGCTTTGAGGGAATCGACCCGGAGAGCATCAAGGGCGAGCTTGCGACCTGGAAACAGAAAGCGGCAGACGCAGAGAAAGAGTATAACGACAAGATCTATGAAAGGGATTTTGCGGATGCTCTAAAAACCGCACTGGAAGATGTTAAATTCTCTTCCGCATCGGCAAAAAAAGCGGTTATGGCTGATATCAAGGGTGCCGGTCTTAAACTTAAGGACGGCAAGATTCTGGGCCTTAACGATCTGCTTGAGCAGATGAAAAAAGACGATGCGTCAGCATTTGTTGATGAAGACCAGAACCAGGCCGCGCAGAACCAGGCGCGGTTTACCACCAGTATCAGCAAGAACACTCCGCCTGGCAAAATGACGAAAGCCGATATCATGAACATCAAAGATGCCGGAGAACGTCAGGCTGCAATCGCAAGCAACATGTCACTGTTTGAGTGATCCAATTACCGACCATGCGTTTTGAGCGTGGCCGCTGACCTACACACCTTTTAACAGCTATAGGTAGAAAGGATTTTTTATGGCAAAAAATAACCTTACTAAGCAGGCAGACATCCAGGTTCGCGCGCGCGAAGTGGATTTTGTTACCAGGTTTGAAAGAAACTGGGAGCACCTGCGTGAAATTCTTGGCGTGCTGAGAATGATTAAGAAAGACCCGGGGTCTACTCTTAAATCTAAGTACGCACAGGGCACTCTTGAGAGTGGAAAAGTTGGAGAGGGCGAGGAAATCCCGTACTCCAAGTTTGAGGTCAAGGAAAAGAGTTACGCAGAGATCACCGTGGAGAAGTATGCAAAAGCGGTATCTATCGAAGCTATCAAGACTTACGGCTACGATGTGGCTGTGGAGCTGACTGACGATGAGTTTCTTTTCGAACTCCAGACCGATGTTACCGGACGGTTTTACACCTATCTTAAGACCGGAAGCCTTACCTCTACTGAGAGTACCTTCCAGATGGCTCTTGCTATGGCAAAAGGCCGTGTTGAGGATAAGTTCAAGCAGATGCACAGATCTATCCCGAACGGCATTGTCGGCTTCGTAAATGGCCTTGATGTGTATGAGTACATCGGCGCGGCAAACATCACCGTACAGAATCAGTTCGGCTTCCAGTATGTCAAGGACTTCATGGGATTCAATACCATCTTCCTGCTGTCTGAGAGCGAGATTCCGCGCGGCAAGGTCATTGCTACCCCGGTAGATAACATCGTGCTGTACTATGTTGACCCGAGTGATTCCGACTTTGCAAAGGCCGGACTGGTTTATACCGTAGCAGGCGAGACCCCGCTCATCGGTTTCCACACCCAGGGCAACTACCACACCGCAGTCTCCGAAGCCTTTGCGATCATGGGTATGGTTCTGTTTGCAGAGTACCTGGACGGCATCTCCGTTATCAGCTTCGGCGGCTCTGAAACCCTTGGTGATCTGACTGTGGCTTCCGCAGAAGGCACCGATACCGGAACCACTAAGCTGACCGTTAGCCCGGCAAAGGGTAATGAGGGCAATGTATACAAATACAAGGTAGCGTCCTCTCAGACAACCGTAGAGTACGGCCAGAACGTGAAGAACTGGAGCGCATGGGACGGCAAGTCCGATATAACCGCTGCAACCGGGCAGGTTATCACGGTAGTTGAGTGCGACAGCACCTATAAGGCACTGAGCGCAGGACATGCGACAGTAACCGCAAAGGCGTAAGGAGGGTTCCGGCATGGCATATGCAGACTATGAGTTTTACAAAACATCATTTTTCGGCAATGTCGTGCCGGAATCTGATTTTAATCGGTTTTCTGAAAGAGCCAGTGACTTTATCGACGTGCTGACATTTGACCGACTGGTGGACGGCCTGCCAGGGGATGAGCGGCAACAGAAGCGCATTAAGAAAGCTGTCTGCGCAGCGGCTGATATCCTGTATCAGATTGATGTTGCGGAACAGAACGCGACAGCAGCGGCGGCTACTGGCACGGCTATCACCTTACCGGGAGGCGGCACGACCACAGGAATAGTAACCTCTGTATCATCCGGCAGCGAATCCAGATCATACGCCACCCCGCAGCAGATCGGGGCAAGCGCAAAGGAATGGAGCGCGGTATATGCCGCCGCCGGAGATGTACAGAAAACGAACGACTTACTTCTTAAGACAGCTCTACCGCTTCTAATGGGAGTAAGGACAGATGAAGGAATACCGATTTTATATGCAGGAATGTGAGATTGATGTTCTTGGAACGGTTTACAAAATCATTCCAAAAGAACTTAAAAACGCAGATATTGACGGTTACACAGACAATACATCAAAAGAAATTGTTATCAGAACAGACAACGCAAATAACGTTGGCGATTTTGATTCCTTGCAGAAAAAGCAGTTGAGACATGAAATTATTCATGCGTTTCTGTCAGAAAGCGGATTGCAGTGTAATTGGCAACATACAGAACAGTTTGGACATGACGAAACTACGGTTGACTGGTTTGCTATTCAGTCACCAAAAATTTTTAAAGTATTCAATGAACTTAAATTGATGTGAGGTGATAATAATGGACATTTCAACATTAGGCTCATGCATAGCAATCGTTATGATTTGCTACATCGTAGGAATGGGCTGTAAAGCATCAAAAAGAATCTCCGATGAATGGATTCCAGTAATCATGGCGGTTATTGGCGGAATTCTCGGAGCGGTCGGAATGGGAGTTATCCCGGATTTCCCGGCATCGGATTATATCACAGCAGTTGCGGTCGGTATGTTTAACGGATTGTCGTCTACTGGCGTGAATCAGGTTATTAAGCAGACGGTGCAGAAAGAATAATTAAGGAGAGGGTATCTTGTATTCATCTAAAATTACACTTTTCAACTATTACGAAAGTGCCACAACAGGAGATGCGTACTGGTATCCTCATGTTTTATCCGGAGTTGACCTGATAACCGACCACGGCGCAATACTGAAAAAGTATGGCCCAGACAGTACCGACAATGCTGCGCTGCATATTGCTTACACTCAGGATGGGGATAAAGTAATGATTCAGCAGTCGGACGGTTCAGCGGTTCCGTGGATGGCTCCGAAAGCATGGGCGGTGCAGGTAAATGACGATCTTCCGGACAGCATCACCTTCGGCCCAGAGGACTTTTTCTGGCAGGGTGAATGGGTTGGCAGTGTGGTTGTTGGTAATGATTACCGCAATGGTTTTTACCAGTACATGAACAGCAATCGCGACAATGTTTATAAGATAACCAGTGTAGGGGGACCGTATACGGTTATCCCGCACTTTGAAATCTTAGGAAAGTAGGCAGGTTTAAGGGGCGGTAATATGGCAAGGAGAAGCAAGCGCTTTTATCTTAAAAATCTGTCATACAATGTTGGCAGCATTCATCTGAAACTCGATATGTCCCGCTTTGAGCGGCAGTTTCAGAATGCACAATACTATCTGGACGGCGCTGTCATGAACAGTATGGTGCCGTATATGCCGATGGCAACGGGCAGCTTTATCAATACCACCCGTGCTGCCAGTGCGGCGGTACAGGGCAGCGGATTTGTGTGTGCCGGATATGGCCCACAAGGGCGTTATCTGTACGAGGGTAAGGTTATGGTTGATGAACTGACCGGATCACCCCGGGCGCGGCGTGGAGCACGTAAGGTGCTTGTGAGTGAGTACACAGGCAAGACCAACGTACAGGAAAACATCACCTACACGCACCAGACACATCCAAAAGCACAGGATCACTGGTTTGAAGCGGCGAAGCAGGCAGACGGAAAGACATGGATCAAAGGCGTAAAGCGCATAGCTGGAGGTGGTAAGCATGGATAAGGTCATAGGGCGGGACGCAAGCGGGTTTGATATTCTCACCCGCGCTGTAAAGTCCCTGTTAAATCAATATCCCGGCCTGGAAGATGGCGAGGTCATTAAGTTTGAGGAGCTTGGGAAAGAATCCGGAATAGCCTTTTCGGCTGACAACGGGGCGTTGGTGTACGCAGAATCGGAAGATGTCTGCGGCGGCATCCATCAGCAATGCCAGTATCCGTTTTACGTGGTATACCGCACAGCAGCCACAAAAGAACGGCTTAAACTGAATGTACAAGACTTCCTTGACACCCTCGGAAAGTGGATATGCCGGGAGCCTGTTGCTATAAACGGCACTCAGACGCGTCTAGCGGCCTTTCCGGCCCTGTCTGATGGTCGAGTGATAAAACGCATTACCCGCGATAACTCATACGGTTTAGAGCCGAATGGGGAAGCGGTGCAAGACTGGGTGCTGCCTGTTACAGTGCAGTACACCAATGACATAGAATATGAAGCGTAGTAGCGCAGAAAGGACGAATTTATGAAGCTTACCAGAGGTGCATATAGAACCTTTCTTGATTCAACTTTTGGTGGAACTGGTACACCTAAATGGTGGCGTATCGGTAAATACAACGACAGTATGAGCGTAGCTCTGAACCCGGATGTGTCCACAAACAAAAACATTTGGGATGAGACCTATGTTGAGGATAACGGATATGAGCCGTCTATCGAAGATATAACATATTATGCAGATCCTACTGATGCTATTTATCCGATGATTCGCGATATCGCAATGAACAGACTTCGCGGAGATGAGTGCAAGACTACAATCCTCGAAGTTATCATTGAGGACACCGAGAAAACTAACCATCGTGCATGGACTGAAAATGTTGTTATTAAAACGAGCGAATACGGCGGTGGTACCGATGGTTTCACCATTCCGTTTACTATATATTTTGATGGCAGCAGAAAGAAAGGCTATGTAACCATTGAATCAGGGACTCCGTCCTTTAAAGAGGGCGAGATTCCGCTGGACTAAGAGGAGAGAGTGAATTATGGGAAATATTATTACCATTGATGATGGTAGTGAGGTCTTTGACATCGTAAATCAGCGTGGCGAGCATCTAGGCCAGTTTACTTTTATTCCATCGGATTTTGACATAGTGAACAGATATGATGAGACAGTGAAAACATTCGAGGAATTACAGGGCGAGCTTGAAAGAGGGGAAAATACTGATCTCAATGAGATCAGCCGGAAAATGTGTGAAAAGATAGATTACCTTTTCGCGGCTCCGGTGTCTGAGAAGTTTTTCTCGATAACATCCCCATTTACATTTCTTAATTCTGGCCAGTTTTTCGTTGAAAATGTTATTAATGCCATCAAAACTGTTATCGAGCAGAAGCGTGGAATCCGGCTCCAGGCCGTGCAGAACCGCGTAAAAGAATATACGCAGAAATACAAGGCGGCTCCTGGGGGAAGATACCTTTCCCCACTTAAATGATGCACTCATGGGACTTACCATTAACCCTTACGGTTGGTGGTAAGTCTTATGGTATACGGACAGATTTCAGACCGTGCCTGGATATTATGACAGCATTTAATGATGCAAATCTTGACGATGCAGGAAAGTATCAGGTCATGGTGGATATCCTTTATGAAGAAAGTATTCCAGAAGATGATATTCCAGAAGCAATAGAACAGGCTTTGTGGTTCCTGGACTGTGGGAAACCGGCAGATAATATACCGCGCCCGCGTGTTATGGATTGGGAACAGGATGCACCAATTGTTTTTTCTGCAATTAACAAGATATCTGGGCGTGAGGTTCGCGACCCGAACCAATATATGCACTGGTGGACCTTCATCGGGTACTTTGATGAGATCGGAGATGGAACATTTTCTCAGGTTCTTGCAATTCGGCAAAAACGGGCAAAAGGCGAGAAACTTGAGAAATGGGAATTAGAATTTTTTAAAAACAACAGGTCTATGGTGGAATTAAAACAGGCAATGTCCAACGAAGAAAAAGAACAGTGGCGCATTGAGCAAGAAGCTGTGGACGCTCTGTTCGACACGTAACGTAAGGCGGTGATATATTGACGGCAGATGGATCAATAGTAATCGACACAGAGATAAACACCAAGGGCATGAAGCCAGGAACAGAAGAGGTAGAAGCCGCCGTAAGAAGAATGGCAAATGGGATTGATGATCTTGGGAAAAAATCAGAAATTGCAGTCCAGAAGCAGGTCACCGCTTTTGCGAAACTGAATAGCCTGTATGCCGCACAGGAACGGAAGGTTGAAAAGCTACGTGAAGCATTGGAAGCGTATGCCGAAACGAAGATACCTACACAGGCATACGCTGAGGTTCGGAACCAGATAGAAAAGACGAACCAGAAATTAACAGCTCTGCTTGAACGTCAGCAAAAGTTTTTGGACACTGGAGGCAGAACCAACAGTAGCACCTATAAAAAAATGCAGTATGACATAGAGCAGCTGAATAATTCGTTAAAATATGCAAAAGGTGAATTGAAAGATCTGGAAGATTCTGGTGGAGCCTTTACGCTTGGAAAAGATACAGATAAGTTTTCCCGGATGTCCGACAAGTATGCAACAGAAGCTGAAAAGCTCAAGCAGATGAATGAATCTCTAGGAATATCGTATAACAGAGTGAAAAACGAATTTGAGGAGTATAAAAAACGGCTCCTTGGTATTGACGGTGCCAGCAAAAAAGCCACAAACTCAACAAAAAAACTTGGGATTCAGATGAAAAAGAGTCAAAAACCAACCAAGAAGTATGGAGAGGCATTGAGTGGCGTGGTACGGCGCTTGGTTATGTTTCGGCTTTTGCGTTCTACTATATCTCTTGCATTTAGATCAGCCCGTGAGGGAATGGAGAACCTTGCTCAGTATTCTCCAGAGACAAACAAGGCCATATCGAATGTGCTTTCGTCACTTACGCAGCTGAAAAATTCATTTGCTACTGCGTTTTCTCCGGTCGCAGAATATGCGTCTCCTGTACTGGTAGAATTCATCTCATTGCTTTCGGAAGCTGTTACATGGACTTCCCAGTTTTTTGCGGCTCTTACCGGAAAGGACACATATAGCAAAGCAACAAAGGTAGAGGAAGACTATGGCGCTGCTTTAAAAGAGAGCAACAAGCAGATAAAGGAACAGGAAAAGGCGAATAAAAAGCTGACGTATTCGTTTGATGAGCTTATTCAGGCCGGGAACAAATCAGATCAGGACAAGACCGGATATGTCGGACCTACACCAGATCAGATGTTTACCACGGAAGAGGTATCAAACGACATAAAGGCCCGTTCCGATGCAGTGAAAGAGATATTTTCCGGCCTGTTTGCTCCGCTGAAAGAATCATGGCTTGAAAATGGACCGGAAGTGATGCAGTCTCTCACGAATCTGTTTACATCCGCAAAACAGCTTGCAAAAGATGTTGGAGCATCGTTCATGCAGGTATGGAATGTGGAGGGTTACGGAAAGGCAATAACGGACAATCTGCTTATAACGTTTGCCAATTTGGCACAAGCTGTTGCAAACCTTATAACGCAGTTTGATAAAGCCTGGGTTTCAGGTGATACCGGAACGAACATACTGCGGCATCTTGGAGATATTCTTGTTACATTATCTGGATTCTTCCGTGATGCGTCTGAAAGCATTAAGGATTGGTCAGCCAATTTAGATTTTTCCCCGATCCTGGAATCTTTTGATAATGTACTTGCATCAGCGAATCCAGTTGTACGGGCTATTGGTAATTTGCTTTTATGGTTTTTAACTAATGTTTTGCTTCCAATAACAAAATGGGGTCTTGAGCAGGGATTACCTGATGTTTTCGAACTTATAGCAGCATCTCTCGATCTTTTATATTCGGTTATCGAAACATTGGCACCTACCGCTGAATGGTTTTGGAACACTTTTTTACAGCCGTTTGGTGAATGGAGTGGCAAAGTTATTATTGCAGCGTTAAAAAAACTGGTTAATGCATTGCTTAAGTTTTCTGATTGGATTTCTGAAAATCAGTCACTTGTAGAATCAGCAACTGTAGCTGTCCTTGCGTTTTTTGCCGCATGGAAATTTCTTGCGTTTTTAAATGGAGTATCACAAATCATAGCTAAATCAGGTGAGCTTATTGTTATGTTTTTAAAAATGATTGATGCAATCGACCCAGTTGCGTTATCCATAAGCGGAATAATAAGTTTGGTTGCAGTACTTGCAAGAAACTGGGATAAAATGACTCCGACAGAAAGAATGATAAGCGGCCTTCTGGCAGCAGCTTCCGCGGTTGGTGTTCTTGCTGTTGCTCTTGGTGCACTTTCTGGTGGCGTAGGCGCGGCGGTTGTGGCAGCATCTCTTGCGGCAGGAATAGCAGCTGCAACGATTGCGATTGATGCAGGCAAACGGAAGACACAGTCTGTCTACAGAAATGCTGGGGGTGGAAGATCTGCAAAATACGCTTCTGCGGCCGCAACGTACAATATGCCACGCCTTGCTACTGGGACTGTAGTACCGCCACGTGCCGGAGAGTTTGCCGCAATCCTTGGAGATAACAAGCGAGAGACAGAGGTTGTTTCCCCGTTAAGCACGATGAAACAGGCATTAAAAGAAGCTCTGGCAGAAAGCGGAGGTAGTCGGGACATAACGGTCATTATGGAAGTTGACGGTCGGCGCTTTGGACAGGCAGTGTACAAGGCAAACAATGAAGAAAAACAGCGTGTAGGTGTAAGGATGGTGACAGTATGATAAACGGTGTTTTTACTATTGATGGCTTAGATCTGCGCATCCAGGTTACAGACCTGGAACGCAGCTTTGCCGTTACAGACAGTGACAATTCCGGAAGAGTGCAGTCCCGTAGGATGTACAGGGACATTATAGGCACATTCTATAATTACACACTCACTGTAGACCCGGATAAAAGTAACAGGGCAGATTATGATACGTTTTATGATATAATTTCAGCTCCGGTTGAGTCCCACACGATGTCTTTTCCTTACGGTCAGGAAACGCTTGAATTTGAAGCTTACGTCACAAACGGTAAAGACAAGCTAAAAAAAGAAAAGGGCAAAGACGGGAACGACATAAATAAATGGAGCGGGTTATCTATTGATTTTATCGCAATGGAGCCGCAGAGGACATGATGATATGAAAGAAAAAGCGAGATCCAAAAAAGCTGGAGTCGGTCTGAAAATAGTTTATGATGATGTGGCACCATACGCCAAAGATAATAGTTTTCCTAAAATTATGGATACTGGTTTGCTCCCGCATAAAGGGTTATACCCAAAGTTCGGTCTATACCCAGGCACAACAACTACACGAAGAGAATTTCCGGATCTCCGGCGGGATGATCTGACTTATCCCGGATATGCACTGTGCTATCCGGGATTTTCCCTTTTAAATGGTCAGTACATAAATATCCCAGAAGATCATGAAGATTATGGATATATCAGTGACGAGTGGTCAAACGAAGACGGCATATTCGGCTACTCTATAAAAACTTCTGTCCTTATGCCGCAAATTGGCCTTTATCCACGTGTTTTTCTTTATCCGTCTGGCGGACGGGACATTATGATGAATCAGCCAACCCTTACCATAACATTTAATGGTAAGTTCTCTAGTGTAGGTATTCTGCTTACGTTCAATCTTCTCTCTGGAGATTATGCAACCGGTTTAAATATCAAATGGTACGAGGACGGTCATTTGCTTTCATCTAAGGATTTTTCACCGGACAGTAGCCGATATTTTTGCAATAATTATGTTCAAAATTATAACATGCTTGTAATAACATTTAAAAAGACTTCAAAGCCGTACAGGCCGGTGTTCCTTACTAGAATAGATTACGGAATCTACAGAGACTTCCTGTCCGATGAGCTGGTTACTACTGATTGCATACAAGAGATCAATGCAATATCTGAGAATATCAGCATAAATACCTTGTCTTTTACTGTGCGCACCAAAAGCAATATTCCGTTTGACCTCCAGAAAAAGCAAAAGCTGGCAGTTTATTTTGACAATGACCTGATCGGAAACTTTTATCTAAAAAATGGAGCGAGGAAAAATGTTTTTGATTATTACCTTGATGCGCACGATGCGCTGGGTGTCCTTGATGGAAACGAGTATGTTGGCGGGATATATTCTGGAGAACTGGTAAAAGATGTGGTTGCTGATATTTTTTCTGGAGAGGACTTTACTTGCACCATAGATCCGTCCTTGTCAGAACAGACATTGTACGGATACATACCGTATACCACAAAGAGGAATGCGCTTGTGCAGATTGCATTTGCGATAGGTGCCATAGTGGATACATCAAACATAAAGGGCGTATCCATGTATCCGCAGCAGGACGATGTAACTGGAACTTTTGCAGCATCAGATACATTTGACGGAGTTACCCTGGAACGCTCTGATATAGTGACTGGAATAAGGCTTACAACGCATACATATCAGCCGTCAGAAGAAATGCAGGAAATTTACAATGAGACACTTTCTGGAACGGCTGAGATAGTTTTTTCAGAGCCTTACCATGATCTTTCTGTTTCCGGTGGCACCGTAGTAAAAAGCGGTTCAAACTATGTGGTGGTATCCGGTACTGGTGAAAAAGTTACTATAGTTGGTAAGAAATATATCCATAATACAAGCCAGATTTTAAAGGAAAATCCAGACATTGTATTTAACAAAAACATTAAAGAGGTTGCTGATGCTACGCTTATAAACGCACGAAATGCAGAGCAGGCCATAGACCGGATTTATCGGTACTATATGCGCGCTGAAAGTGTGACTGGAGACGTTTTGCTGAAAGATAAAGTGGTCGGCCAGCGAGTCGAAATTGACACTGGATATGATGGGAAAAAGTCAGGTGTGATTGAAAGCGTAGACTACAGTTTCGGAAATGCAGTAAAAGCAAGGGTGACGATTCATGAGTGATATTTTGGACGGTCTTATATTTGATCGGACTCAGACCGATATTGAGTCTCTTACTAAGAAAGCATATATAGACTATCAGGATTTAAACCGGGTGGAAACGGCGGTAAAATGGGTATCTTATGTATTAAATAGGTGCGGATATAAAAACACCACGCGAAACAAGACGAACTGGGGCATGAATGATTTCCGCACTGAAAAAGATATGGAACGCCTTAGATCAAACGTCAATTCTATTCGATCCGCATTTTATGCTCCAGTCAGCACCCCGTTAACTCCTACAAAGATAACGTATACGTCCATTTGGCAGGCAAATGCCATAGAACAGATCATTTACGATATCGGGATGATTGCAGAAAAAATTGAGCCGGGGCTGAATCATCTGAGTTTTAACCTTGGGTCTCGCGGCTTTGGGAACAGGAGAGTTAATCTATGAGTTTAAAAACAGATTATAAAGATGATATTTATTCTGGAAAACGGCGCTATCGAATGATCCAGAACGATGATGGAACGGTATCATTTGACGATGTCACTGATTACACGCAAGATGGCGATATTTACAGTGCAGGAGATGTTAATGCAACAAATAAGGCGGTTAACCAAAATGCCGGTGACATAGCGGACATACAAAAGTTGCGGTATGCCACATTTAAAGCTGCTGATTGGTCTCAGTCCGCGCCTTATATTCAGCGTGTTGTAGTACAGGGCATGACGGTAAACGATGTGCCTATCATATCTTTACATATTGCAGACGGTACCACATCCTCAGATGCAAAGGCGCAAGGCAAAGCATATGGATATGTTGATCGCGCTGTTTCAGGAGGCGGACAGCTTGCGCTTTATTGCTATAACTCAAAGCCATCGGTAGATTTTACCGTAGCTATAAAAGGAGTGTAGGTATGGCAGATGCGATAGTATTACGTGGCGGGTCTGGATTTGATGATTCACAGCTTACGGCTACGCCAGATAAGGTCAGAAATGGAAAAACGTTTTATGGTTCTGGAAGTGATAGCATACAGACCGGAACCGTTACCGAGATTGCTGCAGAAACAGTAACTCTGCCACTAAATGGATCTTATGTCATACCGCAAGGCATCCATTCTGGAAACGGCAAGGTGGTACAAAATTTGCCGACAAGCTCAGGCGGTACCGTATATCCAACAAGCGAAAAACAAACCGTGCAAACTGCGAATAAATACATGACGGACGATGTCTATGTGTCACCGCTGACCGGACTTAAACCGGAAAACATCAAAAAGGGTGTAACTATACTTGGAGTTACCGGAACTTATGAGGGGTACAGTTGATGGGAGAGTGTATTATTAAGCGTCAGGGCGGCGCGGTAGATGTTTCAGATCTTACAGCCACACCAGCAGACGTTGTGGCTGGAGAAAGGTTTTATGGATCTGGAACCGATGAGATTCAGACCGGAACTCAGAAAAATAATGGGAAAATCAGCAAAGTACTTGCAGCCAATGAAACGTATGTTATTCCGGCAGGATATGTCGATGCAGGATCTGCGGTAACTCAAAACATTGCTACGCAGGGAGCTATGACGGTTAATCCGGTCGCAAACGGATCCTTACTCAATATATCTGGCAAGTATATGACTGGGGACATAACGGTAAACGGAGTGGAGAATCTTAAACCTGAGAATATAAGGGCCGGAGCATCTATAGGGACTGTGCCTGGAGAATGGCAAGGTTATGTAAATAATGATGAACTTTGCCCGTATTGGTTTGGAATATTTGGACCCGGTCAAGTAGGCGTTGTAAGAGATTATAGTTATGCTTACAACGGAAGCGGAGGTGACAAATTTATAACATGGGCCGATAACGATGAAGCATACACAAAAGACCCGAGCCACAACATTTCTTTTAGACTTATATCATACAGAAGGTCAAACGGTGGTTATGCTTTTTTTGGAGCTTTCTTTACAACTCCTATAGAAATGCAAGGAGCAAAAAAAGTAACAATATTATACCGAACAAGTAATTGGTATTACAGTGATAGGAATAGAATTTTTTTGATGGAAAATTTAGATTCTCCTTATGATGAAAATTGGAATGTAAACACTGCAGAAATTGGTTATAGTGAATCTTTTGTTCTTCCAGTTTCGGAAGGAACATATACCGAACAAACATTTAATTTAACCGATCCATCAAAGTTGAAATACGTTTGCGTTGGTATAGGGATACCACCAGCAAGCGGAACTGGCCGAGGTATAAGCGTTATATCTATAAAAATAAGTAAATAAAGGAGACAATTATGAGCGGCGAAAACATATCTTTACCAGTAGCACAAGCACTTGCATCAGCACTTGAAAAAATAGAAGCATATGTCCCCACCGAGTACGTTGATAACTCAGAACCGGACATTGACGCGGAACACCTCAATCACGCAGAACAGGGCATCATGAGAGTGACAAACCTGTTAAATGCTGCTGTCGATGTTATACAGGGCCAGGAAAGCCGCCTTGAGGATACTGAAACAAAGGTCGGCACCGCTGCGCTGACCGGCGGCATGACTGATCTGTCCAGTGGCGTTAACTCGCTATATAGTAATTTAAACAATCGTATAAGCGTTAGTGAAAAGTTTACATCAGGTGAGTTATTAAGTATCATAAAGCAAATGTCTGATGGTATACATATGGCATTGGTTGATAAAAAAGTTTCTGGTATTCCTTTTTCAAATACCGAAAACTACATTATTGTATTTAAAGGCACCAGTTACGGTGATCCATATACCAGAATAATGGCATTTGCTATGGCTGAACACTCGATTCCAAAATGGGGAATGGTATTCTGGAACAGTAGTAAAATCGTTTGGGATTAAATAATCATTTGGAAATTGCAATCCAGTTAACTGCCGGAGTAAAAACATCTGCTGACGTATTAGCGATACGAAGTGTGAATCCGTTTGTTGTTATGTTATCAGCAAACACTGTCATTGTACCGTAGTTTTTATTATTTGTTCCAGAAACAGCCGAAACCACGACCCGTGGAAGTTTTGAAAAGATGGTGTTAAATTTAATTTCTGTATCTTTAATGCCGTTTCCTACTTCTGGCACTGTGATTGCGCCAACTTGGATATTGGCTAAATTACTATTTTGCTGGGGACACTCAAACGGCGAAAAAATAGTACCATAAATGTATCAAAAATCTTACAGAAAGAAAGGAAAACACTTATGGAAAAAGAAATGAATACCCAGGAACCGTTACACCGCGACTGCGCACCTCATGATGCAGCACACTGCGATATCAACGATCACCACAATCTGTCTCCGGCAGATGATGACTGTGGTCACTATGTTAATTCCGGCCCGGGCGTAGGGAAACCGGCGGGCGGCGGTCATCCGGTAAACGGTGTCATTGATGCAGGTACCACCCCGGACAGCGCACGCCACAACCACGATCAGGACCCGGATCATGGCCCCGGCGTAAAATAACGCGAATATTCTGAGGTCGGCAATGGTTCCCGACACACTCCGTATGGAGTATCTGAGATGATGGACACACCGCCCATCTGGAATATTTCGTGTTGCATTTCGTGTTGCATAGTATTTAAAAATGTATAATTTTTGATATTTTTATGCGACAAGTGATAAATACTTATAACATTGAAAGCCGCATAAAACCTAAGCTCTAGGTTCTATGCGGCTTTCCAGTTAATCGGGGCAACAGGATTTGAACCTGCGACCCCTCGGCCCTATGTGGCTTAAAACAAGCATTCTTAGCTTATCGTGTTGCATTTCGTGTTGCATTTCTCTTTAAAACACCTGTTTTTTTTGCTCCATTTCTCGCCCCTGTTTATCCCCGTTAAATAGTAATTTTTATTTTACAATTTTTGCGAAATAATCATTCGCCTTTTTGCTCATTCCTTTTTCCTGGCTTATCATAGCGTGCCTGTAAACCTGCTTTAACACGCCATCATTCCCCCAACCTCCGCGCTGCATAATGTAAGCATCCGGTATTCCTATAGCGTGCTGGATGGAAGCGGAGTAGTGCCGCAGGTCATGGAAACGGAAGTGTGGAAGACCGGCCCCTTTTAACAGTCTGGAAAACTTTTTTGTGATCTGCATTGGTGTCATATCAACAATGCGTCCGGTCTTTTCTTTAAACATATCCGACACAAACGATGGGTAAGGGATGTATCGGTCTCCAGCGTAGCTCTTTGGACTCTTTTTAACCCATTCTTTTTTATCGTTCTGTACGAGCGCATAAGCAACGTGCACCACATTTCCGTCTATACAGTCAGATTCCAGCGCACATATTTCTCCGCGGCGCATCGGGCCGAATGCAGCAAGCAGTATGGGCAGCTCCATATCAGTTCCTTTTGCGTGCGCTAATAGCTTTTTAATGTCTGCGTCTGATGGGATATAAAGATCAGGTCTTACTTTTGCTGGCAGCTTCGTGCGCACTGCAAAGCCGGGTCTGTAAGTGGCAAGGACAGCCGTGAGAAGCCCATGCATATTCCTTACAGACTTAGGAGAGTGGGAGAGTGCTTCTTGATTTATAGCTGCCTGTATCATGTCCTGCGTGATGTCTTGAAGCTTTACATTCATCAGCCCTTGTAAATCTCTTTTTCTGGAGTTTTTGTATTCCCTCACTGTTGAAGGAGACAGCACAGCGGAACGCTGGCTTATGTATAGATCGGTGGCTTCGCCTAATGTTAATTCCGCGTGGGTGTTTGATTCGTTTTCCTTGCTTGCGGCCCATATAGCAGCTTCCCGCTCAACATCCCGTTTCCCTTTTGGTGTAGGGTCATCGTTTGTGAATGATTTGTAGATTCTCTTTTTCTTCGGCTTGCCTTTATCATCCAGAACCGGCTTCCCGTTCTTATCTCGTACATCCTCAAATCTGTCAAATACCTGGACTCTCCATGATCCAGATGGTAATTTTTTCGCTTTTGCCATAGTATCACTCCTTTTTGGGTATAAAAAATACAGCCACCAGATTTTGGATATTTATCTTGCGTGACTGCTGCCGGATGTGATATTATATCGGTGTAGGTTTGTGATTTTATCACATCCGTAAAACGTCTGGTGTTGGTAGCGCCGGGCGTTTTTTATTTTGGTGATATAACCATAGGTTTTTCTGATATGATAAAAATAAAAAGGATGGTATTTTATGTTTATATCAAAAAAACGATGGAATAACTTAGTAAATCGTGTTGAGCATCTGGAAAGCATCGTCACTCCTGAGAATGCCCCCTCTCCTCTGCGGCAGATGAAAGCTGCTGTAAGAGAAGTTTTTGAATCTGGCGCTCATCCAACTCAACGATCTGGTTCTCAATCAGCAGATCAAGAATCATCTGTACCGAAAGGTAGGTAGATAGCTTAATTCCGTTCAAGAGCATTTGTGAGTATATCTTTTGCTCTGAATCCTGTTCGGATGTCCCGGAAAAGAGCATATCAAATACCTGTTCCGTCTGCGATTCCGTAGAATCACAGATCATCTTGTATATTGCCTTTTTCGTTGTTTCTTTCATGTGGTTCGTATTGTTCCATTTCTTCCTGGTGGTTAAGATATGCGTTGCAGATCAAGCCATACATTAAAGCCTGTTCATCTGACATTTCCGGTTTCTTTACTGGCGTAGGCTCTGGCCTTTTTACTGGTTCCGGATCTGCTTTCTTAATTGTTGTAAGATTTACGGTGTCTTCCAGTACCATCTCCGATTGTGGAATACATACAGTTATAGGCTTCGGCCAGCATTGTTCATTTGCTTCTTCTTGCTCTTCCTGGTGTTCCAGGAATGCGTTGCAGATTGAGCCGTATCTCAAAGCCTGTTCATTGGACATTTCCAGTTCCTTTGTCGGTGTAGGAATCTGCTTTTTGGCTTGCGCTGACTGGCATTGTTCTTCTTGCTCTTCAAGCTCTTCTGCGTGTAGGTCTTCCATATCAGTGCCGCAAGCGCGCCGAGAATGGATTTTTTGTATCAATCCGATCATTATACTGGCTATGATGATGAAAACGGCCAGAACGGCAAATATGAACGCCATAGCAACAAGGAAAGCTCCGGCCATTATTAAAAATCCTATAAGCACCGCTACAGCAGCTATCCATACAACAATACGAGTTTGTTTTATCAAATACAGTATAGGTTCGAGCCACCAGCCGAGTACCAACCAGTACAAACAACCTTTTTTCATACTACAAGCTCCCAAATATCATTCCAAGCCGATTTGTACTTTCTGATATAGCTTGCCGTCCATAAAGTATAACTCTGCGTTTGCGCCGCTATATTCATCGGCGTACCACATATATGCTGTCATGTTTGTATCTATAATTTCGGACTCAGCAAGCGGAGTTCCGGCGAAACCAATTATATCCTCGCACTGTTCATATGTCATCCCGATTTGGCATTTGTTATATTCTTCGAGCGTTATTCTTTTAGTATGCAGGAGGTCAGACGTATTATCCATGTAGTAAAAAAATGACACCAGAAGAATGATGAAGGCAGATATCCAGCATAATGCCTTTTTTCTTCCGGGCATGTAATTATATGCAGATCTGCAATCAATTCTTTCATACTGTTCTTTCAGTTTCACATCTGGATAGCCAATTTGGACGGTATCTAAAAATTCTGAAACCTGTTCGTTCCTTTTCTTCCGAAACAAGAATGTTTCAACCGAACCGTTCTTTCCGTGGAATCTCAGATATCCAAATCTCCCATGATCTCCATAGCAATATGCTATTTCCTTTATTTTTCTGAAAGAAGATGCTTTCGATGGCATTAAAAACTCGGACAACAAAAAACTCTTATCAGAATATAAAAGCTCCTGCCGGATTCCTTTTATTGTGGTGTTCATTAAAAACCTCAAATTTTCTTAAATTTCAAAAAATTTTCTGCATATCCGGTTAATGCGGATAGCTGATTCAATGTAAATCCAGGATGTTCCAGTACAACGCTGTCCGGTACAAGCAGTTCTACAGCAAAGGTATGTGCTTCAATCTCTGCCCTGTTTCTGTACAACGTGTCTGGTATCCAGTTAAAAAAGAAGTAGTCTTCCCGGTGCATCACGGCATGGCCCAGTTCATGAGCCGCTACCATCTTCTGTGTAGGTGTATCCAGATCACTGTTTATGTAAATGAAGCGTTCCCCCGCTATGGTTAAACAGCATCCGAATATAGAACCTAAAGGCCCAACCTGTGTATATACCCCTAGTTGTTCCGCTATATCAAACGGATCATTTGTATGGTACATTTTTGATAACTCTACGGCTGTCCTTTTTGCATCTTCCATGTTCTACCTCTCCTATTTTTTGCGCTGTTTGAATGCAAGCGCAACGGAAATCTTAATCTGGTTAAGCAGTAAATCTATGCTTTCCGGATCTGCGGGATGCCCGTCAAAGTACAACGGTTTGCCTTCCCCGCTTTTTAATAGTTTCTCGATGCGGTCAAACTCCGCTTTTAAATCAATGTGCGTTTCTTGTGCAACGGCTTCCTCCTCTCCGTTGAGATAATCAACAGACACATCCAGATAATCTGCGATTTTTTTCAGCCTGTCATATGGAAATACTCCCTTTCTCAACTGTGAAATATACCCATTTGCAAAACCGAGGTCTTTTTCCAACTTAGATATAGGTATCTTTCTCTCTTTGCATATTGCTTTCACATTCTCAACACTATTCATGTAATACCTCCTAAATTTAGAGAAAAACCTAAAAAATAGTATTGACAAATTAGAGAGAACTCTATATAATAGGCTTGTAAGTTAGAGAAAAGCCTAAATACAGGAACCCTCTGAAATATGTCTCTCACAATTCATATTTTAGATTATTCTCTATGTAATGTCAAGCTATATCTCTAAAAATATACAGATTGGAGGTGGATAAATGGTTCTACGGAACATAGAAGATTTGTGCAATAAAAAAGGAGTATCAATAGCTCGCCTGGAAGCTGATAGTGGCATTGGAAATGGAACTATCAAGCGTTGGGAAAAATCAACACCAACGCTGAGAAGTCTCCAGAAGATCGCAACTTACTTCGGAGTCGGCATCGAAGCTCTTTTAGAGGATGAGGAGGAGAAGTGAGAAAAGAATCCATATATGACCGCATGACAAAGAGAGAGATTCACTGCCTGCTGTTAAGCACTGAGGAAAGAATGGATCCGAAAGAGATACGGAAAATTCACCGAGCATTGAAAAAGTATGGCGATGGGATGCCACTCTGGAGCCGATATCCAAACTTTCCGACTTACATATCTGCTTTATCTGTGGTTGTTTCGGTTATTGCCCTGTTGTTGACATAGACGTTAATTGTCTGATTTGAATGGTATAAGGCAAACAGGCTTATTACTATAGCAACAATCGAAAGAACTACGGGAATCAGCCAGCGTTTGGATTCTCTGATGTAAGACTCATAATGAGCTTTTCCTTTAGCGGTAATGAGTATTATGGTTTCTGAATTCCGCTCATCGGTTTCTTTGGAATACTGGATAAAACCATTACTTCCAAGATCTGAAATATCTTCAATATCGGAGAGAGAAAGCAAGGATTTTCTAAGCACCTGTTTTTGAAGACGCTTAAGCAGTTTAAGTTGTGATTGAGAAATGTCCATAAGAAAACTCCTTTCCTATGGATTATATCACACAAAAATCAAATAACCACTGGTTTTTGGAGTTATTAACCATAGGTTTTAAAAGTATTAACCGGAGGTACATAAGCTATGAAAAGGGTATTTATTCCACTGTGGAAAGCTCTTGCGCAGGCAAGGGAAGCGTTTGGATATTCAAAGGATGATGGCATCTGTGCTTGCTATGATGTCGAGAACATGGGCTTTTGCAAGGATAATGAGACAAGATGGTACCATTTTACAAGCGTTGACGGCAAGCCAGCGTACACTTTGAAAAGATAATAAACCACTGGTTTTTCTTTTCGGAAACCACTGGTTTTGAATCTAAAAACCTAATGTAAATGTAAATGTTAATGTAAATGTTAATGTAAATGTATTATATAAAACCATTTGCCCGGAGGTAACGCGGTTACTCCGGCCCGTAAGTAGGCGCAACGTGGTAAACGCACCAGAATAGCGTGGTACAGGAGATACGCACGACTTAGCTGTTTACGCACAAGATTGGATGCTTACAGGATTTTCGTTTACCAGAGCGGAGGTCTTATGCTGAGAAAAAAGACATACGCTGACGAAAAAGGGGAGAATGTCCAGATACTCCTTGATGTTATTAAAGCCCGCAAGCGTTTGGACGATCAGCGTATGGCGAAGATGGCGGGTATGAATCTGGCAACGTATCGGCTGCGGAAAAAAGACCCCGGCTCGATGCGGTTAAAAGAGCTGTGGCCGTTGTTAAAGGCCGCAGGTATAACGGACGAAGAGAAGTCCAAATTGATTTAACGGAGGTGCGGAATGACATTATTTGGAGCCGGATTTATCAGCGGCGGTTTTGTAGTATTCGTGGCAATGTGCGTAGCAGCACTGAGAGCCAACAATGAGAAGGAGACGGAGGAGAAAAACGATGTGCAGATTTAAGAGCGGCATTATCTTGAAAAGCAAAGTGGTTGTGACACCGGGTGAGAACGACAGCCATTCGGACTTGCTGGAGAGTTTGGGAATCAAGGATGATTACTTTGGAGCAACGAACGTGTTTGTACGGGCCGAGTTGGTTCCGACCAATGATGAGTGGTGGATTAACCCGGCAGAAGAACCGGACAAGTGGGAATTCGTAGTGGATCAAGGCATGAGACCGGAGTGGTTTGATGAGACTGAGCATGAGAAGATCTTCCGCGAAGCTGTTTGCGGCTGGTGGAAAGAACACGTACTCGTGGATCAGAAACTGGATGCGCTGTCAAGCGGATACTATCGGCTGAAACGCTGCGAGGTTAAAAATCTGCTGAACGATGTAAAAGTACTGTTGGAAAGCTCACAGGTCGGCAAGATGTGTGACAGCTCACAGGTCGGCGAGATGTGGGGCAGCTCACAGGTCGGCAAGATGTGTGACAGCTCACAGGTCGGCAAGATGTGTGACAGCTCACAGGTCGGCAAGATGTGGGGCAGCTCACAGGTCGGCGAGATGTGTGACAGCTCACAGGTCGGCGAGATGTGGGGCAGCTCACAGGTCGGCAA